ATTTTTTCTACTTTTAATTTTGAGTCCTCTTCCACTATCATTACTTACATTCATAGGTCTAATCGTGATTCCGTTTTTAGAAACCGATTGAGATTGTTGTCTTACATCCATATTTATGTTTTTAGATTTTCTTGAAACATTATCTACAGCTGCGGCAACACCCTGGTCATAAAAGTGTTTAGCAAATTTATCAGGATTCATAGCAACCGAAAAGGCTTTATGATATCCTACAGGATCGTTAATTAAACCATCTTTATCCATAAATTTGTTAACGAAATTGTTAACGTCAGATTGGACATTTTTTAGCTCTTGTGCGTCACCTGGTTTAAAAGAAATATTTTTATCACCAACTGAAAATTCAAAACCTTTGAACTCGTTGTTAAAAACCGACTCGGTTTTATCTAAGAAATAATTGTATCTCTTCCTATTTACTTCTTCAATACTTTTAGATTCCTCTATATACTTTTTATATGCATCTAAATCATCTTGCTGATCTTCGGACAATCCGCCCCCACTTGACTCAAGAGGAACTTTATATTTGTCTTTCTGTTCATTAAGAAATTTCTTTGCTTTAGAAAGTTCTCTTTTTTTAGCTAATTTTATTTTTCTAATATCTTTTTCATCATCTAAATCTTCATCATAAGAAAATTTGTCTGCAATAATATCTTGAATATCTTCTGAGTCTAAACCGTCTTCAGTAGATTCATAATAATTAGCAAGTATGGTGTCATCCTCCATGTTATCAATGTCTTTTTGTAATTTATAAAAGTCATCAATACCACGTCCAGTTTCTTGTTTATACTTTAAATACTTAGAAACATCTTCAGGTAGTTCCTCATTTAGTTCTTTTTCAGAAAATAGTTCGTCTACCGAAGATATGTCTTTATTATATCTTGTTTTAATATATGAAAGAATATCATCATCTTTTAACTCAGGCAATGATTGTTCTTCAATCTTAGTTTCATCAGTCGATTTTTCTTCGACAGGTGAATTTTGTTTTTCAGACAAATCTATCTTATCGATAGGTTTTTCTGTATTTTGTTCTTCAAATTGTTCAGCGTGTTCTTTTAATAAAGCTTCTTCAACTTGCGCTTTTGATTTTTCTTCGACATTTCCGTCTACTGCTTTTACTTTAAATTCCATTTGATTTTATTTTTAACAAAGTTAATACTTATTTATTTATTTTTTTTGGCTTGTTTTCTCTCTTTTTTCTTTCTCCTATAAGCCTTCATAGCCTCTCTTTTTGCCTTACCTTTCTTCCAAGAACCAGCTGCAAATCTTTCGGCTCTTTTTTTTGATTTAAACTCATAAACTTCGCCTGCCGCTAAAGCCTCATTAAAGCTTTGAGGTCTTGCCTTTTCTTTACCTTTGAATGTAATTGTAGGAGCTGCATAATGTTTTGTTACTTTTGCTCGTCCTCCGCCTAAAGTTTTTACACCAGTTCTTTTTGTTTCTCCTGTATATGTTGCCATTTTTACAGTGGCATTTCTACCTGACTTATTTCGTTCAAGATTTCTAAGGTGTTTTTTTCTTCTAAACTTTACTGTAGGCATATTATCTTGGGTTAAACTCAGCTAAATCAAAACCATCTAAACTATCTTCATTAGACTCAAAGTTTATAGCTGGTAAATCTCTTTTTTTCTGTTCAATCATTTTAGATGTTTGAGTAGACTGTTGACTTATTCTGTTATCTTTTGCTTTTTCCCTTTCAGATTCTCTCGTTTGTAAATTGGAAGCTTCCAAACCTTTTAATTGCATTTGCATTTCGAATTCAACTTGCATTAATTGTTGTTTTAATTCTGCTTCTCTTTGCAATTTTTGTATATCAAAACTAACCTCTGCTTCTTTCAAGGCCATCTTAGATTGTGTTTCAGCCTGCTGTGTCTGCATTGCCAACTGAGCTTGAGCTTGTTGCGCTTGCATTTGCATTTGCGCTTGCATTTGCTGTTGTTGCATTTGCTGCTGCTGTTCCCTATCTTGTTTAGCCTTTCTTTTTACCTTAAGCAATTGATTAGCCATTTTTATATTAGAAATCTCTCTAATATCTATTGCGTCTTCTAAACTTATATTTTCTTTAGACAGAGCCATTTGTATATTTTGCTCCAACATAGCTTTTTGTTCTTCATCAGGCATAAGATCTATAAATATTCCAAAGTCATGTAAATACAAGTTTTTAATATCATCTAATATTGATAAATTATATTTACCAATCTGCATAGCAAACTCATCTTTAAAATCCGCATACTCTAAAACATCTGCTGTTCTTATAGATAAACATTCAGCTAAAGTTTTTGTTATATATAAACTTGCATTTAAAATATGTCTTGTCGCTACATTTGAATTTAATGCAGCTAATTTTTGAACACCAACTAAAGAGTTAGGATCTGGACTTGATCCGTCACGAGCTTCATTTAAACCTGTTACAGACCTAATCATATCTAAGTAATGATTATAGTTACCGATAAGCATTTGCATTTTACTTGCACCGCTTGAAGAGGTTAATTGAGTGATTGGAACTTTTGCATTATTATATTCTCCATCTTGAGTATAACTTCTACCAATAACACTACCTGTTTGAAAGTAAAGTCTTAAAGCATCTTCTGGATTGTATGCGTTTCCTGTTCCTAAATCAACTTCATTTAAACCATCAGCATCAATAAAAACACCATCTGGAACAACTCTTGAAACAACTTGCTGAATTTTTAAATGACTTACTTGAATTAAGTCAGCAAATGGAATCATTCGTTTAACTAAAGACTCCAATTGTCCTTTATACATTTTTGGCGCACACGCCACATAGTTTGGCATAGCATATTGACTTGCTGATTTTGGTCTAACCATGTTTTCGCCCAACTTCCATTGAAGCATTATGTTAGTTCCCATAACCATTACACCGTCATACCAAACATCAATAGTTTTAGTTACTTTTTCAAAATCACCCTCATCCATCATTTCTTGAGGGGGATTAAATTGATCATCTTTTTCTACAACTTTATAAGTTCCATTAGAAGTTTTTTTCTTTTTATAAACAAAAGTGTGAGTAGTTTTATAATTAAAATACAACAATGTAGCTGTGTCTCTATGAAACATACTATTTTCATAAAACTGCTGTGAATTATAATAATCGTACCATGATTGACTATATTTAGAAATTTCTTTTAAGTCTTCATTAGTTAATGAAGGATCTATTTTTATTAATTCAGTTATTGGAACTGTTTTTATTTCACCCCAATAAAATGTATCTTTAAAATAAGGATCTTCAGTATAGCTGTAAACTACATTTGCAGGATCAACATACTCAACTCTTACGCCTTCTCCTGGAAGAAATATATGCTTTGCCATTCCAATACCTAACGTAGTAATGTCCATGTCAACTCTTTTTCTCGTGTCACTATAATGACTTTCTTGAAATAAAGTATCAATTGCTTCTTCTGTTGCAATTTCAATAGCAGGCTTATAATTCATTTGCATGAAAAGTTCTAACTCTGCGTCTGTTTCTGGTAAATCTTCTTCTTTTGTTTGAAACACATTTACACCAAAATCTGATTCTATTTGTTGTAGTAATGGTTTAGCGAGCATTTCGCCCTCAATCATTTCTTGATATTCATTTCTTTTTTCTGCTGACAAAGCATCTTGAGCAACAGCTTTTATTTTAAAAAGTCTATCATTCATTCCATTAACAACAATGTCAACAAATTTAGGAATAATAGGAACTGGTGTCCAGTCTAAATTTAAATAACTTAAATCACCATCTATAGCTAATTCGTTTTTATATTTAGCAACTGATTGTTCACCTCGAGCATAAAGTCTTAGTCTGTTAAAATCACCCCATTGTGAATAAAACCTACAAGATCCACTGTCTCTCCTAAACCATTCGTATTGTATTGCTTGCCCAACCTGTAGTCCAAACTCCATTGTGTCTTTTACAGAGTCAGAAACAAATTGGTCTGGAAATGCAGAGGCATTTACTTGTATCTTTACGTCTTTCATTTATTAAGTAATTGACTAACTGAATTCTTATTATTATATCTTGCAAAGTTAATGCTTATTTTCGATTTTTCTTTAGATGGTGTGTACAAGTGTTTTTGATTAGCCATTATAGCTAATCCTGAACTTATGGAAGCATCAAACTTAGTTCTGTTGTTAATATCAAACTTCGCCCAATCTTCTAATGTTCTTTGAAAATACATTACACCCATCTCGTCACTATCTCTATAACTTTGAATTAAATCTAAACCTACATGTTTTTCTATGTAAGATTCTATAGCAGAAGCGTGAGATTGTTTTACATCTTCACTTGAGTTAGGTATACCACCTAATTCTTTTTCTGTCTTTGATAATTTATTAAATCGTTTATCAGGCCTGTTCATACTAAACCCTCTATAACCTCTATTTTTTAAATGATATAACAAACGAGGTTTATTGTTTTCACACAATATTGGCATACCATAAAACACACAAGCCATTAGTACCTCTTCAAAAAATATTTCAGCAGTCTGAGGACGTGCGATATATTCTAAAAAAAACTCATTACTCGGAGCGTTATCCATATTAAATTTAGTCATACCATGTAAAGCACCGTTAGAACCTTTACCAACTACAACTCCTGAAATGTCATAAGAGTCACACCCAAATGAACCAATATGTTCGTTCCCTGGATATTTTCTACCGTTTTTTAATGTCACATTATTTTGCAACGACATTTCAGGTAACCAAGATACAAAAAATCTTCCTCTTTTATCTGGACTCCAAATAACTCTGGTATCTTTGATTCCGTTTTCCCAAGAAAATGATCCTTGAGTTATATTTTGGCCCATTATTAAAGAATCGTTATAATCAATTTGTTGGTATATTTTAGTTAAATTAAAAAGTGACTGTTTACTTTCATCTCTAAACGCATGTGACTCTGTTCTTGGAAACTGTCTGTAAAATTCATTTAAAGCATCTGGATCATTTGATAATGAATCAACTTCGTTCTGCCAATAATCTATAGCGCCTT